CTCGTGAAGAGGAAAACAAAAAAGGAATGGACGCTTCGCAGATTACCGGAGCAGCAAGTAGCTATGCCAGGAAATACGCACTTAACGGATTGTTTGCAATAGACGATACCAAAGATGCAGATGCTACCAATGAGCATAAAGACGAAGTTAGCGAAGGGCAAAAAGCGTTCTTGATTGAGCAGTTAGACAAGACAAAGTTTACTCAAGAACAAAAGTATAAAGCTATTGAGAAAATCAAAGCTATCAAGAGTTTAGACGAATTTAACAAGATCAAAGAAACAATAAAGAAAAGCTAATGAGGGAACTATTACCATTTGAAAGGCAGATGCTCCTGGCAGAAGTTTACCATTACGCTTGGTATAACGAAGAGGCATACGAGGACTTATTAGCCTTTATTAAAAAGTATGAAAACAAATTAGACAAACCAGTATTTTTTAACCCAATCAATAACAATGACACAGAAACAACAAATCTTGAACCACTTGCTTTCGGGCAAAACATTGACACCAATCCAGGCTCTAACGAAATTTAATAGCCTGAGATTATCGGCAGTTATCTTTGAATTAAAACGCAAAGGATATAAGATACAGTCCGACTTAATTAACGTAGGTAACAAGAAACAACCTAAATTTGTAAGTAAATATTCACTAATAAAAAAGTAAAAAATGGAAGAGGTTTTTATTCCAATTAAAGATTTTGAAAGCAATTACTTAATAAGTAATAAAGGCACAATTAAATTAGCAAATAAAGATGCTATAAGAAAAACATACATAGACAAAGACGGATATGTATGTATAACTTTGATTAAGAATGGCAAAAGATTTCCTAAAAAAGTACATAGATTAGTAGCACTTAACTTTATTGCAGATAAAAATAATTTAGTTGTTAATCATAAAAACGGAATTAAAACCGACAATAGAGTTGAAAATTTAGAATTAGTTACTATATTGGAAAACAATCTGCATTGTATAAAAACTAATCTTAGGAAACAACAAAAGATTAAGTCCTTAGTTACTAATGAAATAATGACAACTTTAGAATGGAGTAAAAAATTAAATGTATCAACTTCTATGATTTATTTAATGAAAACAAATAAAAGAACAAACAATTTAAAACTACACGTTTATGACAAATGAAAACAAAAAATGGAGTACTGGCGGTTGGAAAAAGCAGACCGCTAAAGGAGAAGTAATTAATTTTACAATCAATGATGTTAAATACTCGATGTGGGTTAATGCCTACAAGACAGAGGACAAGCAACCAGATTACAAGATTTATGTAAACGATTTTAAACCTAAAGAAGATACGGAAGGATTGCCGTTTTAATTATGCTAAATAGAAAGAAGGATATATCAATAAGACAATTAAAGGAGTTATACTTTGCACAACGCAACACACATTTGCAGCTACACGAAATGATGCAGCAACTTGGATTGTTAGGCATAGAAGATAACGAACCTTTAGGGTTAGACATTGGCGCAAGGACTATTGTCAAATTGGTAGACGAAGAGTTTGAGTGCGATGTATTAATTAAGGATAGGAGTTTAAAAACAACGTTTGGGCGCAAGGCTGCGGCATATTTACTTAGAAGGTACACCAAGTTAAGCCTTAAGGAGATAAGCCAATACACAGGAACAAGCGACCATACGACTGCTATCCATAACATAAAACAAGCGAATAACTTAATAGAAACTGAGGACTGGTTTAAAACTAAGCTAAAAAAACTTTGCTTAAAATTAGAACTTAAAGAAATTTAGTGTATATTCGCATCATAAATAAAAGACACATTAGCGAAAGTCCAGCCGATAATGTGTTTAGTGGTTAAATAATAGCCCTCGATAGCTGGACTCTATTGGGGGCTTTTTTATTTTATTATGGCAAAAGACCCTGCATTCCTATTTTATAGTAGCGACTTTTTAAATGGAGTAGCTGACTTAACAATGGAAGAGAGAGGACAATTTATTACTCTCTTATGTTTACAACACCAAAAAGGAACACTTACAGACAAAACCATTAGGTTATCTTTAGGTTCGGTTTCGGTTGATGTTTTGAGCAAGTTTTCAAAAGACAAAGACGGAAATTTTTTTAATGAACGGCTAAATGAAGAGATTGAAAAACGCATTCAATTTACTGAAAGCCGTAGAAACAATGGCTCTAAGGGTGGTAGACCTAAAAATAATACAAAACCATTAGGTTTAGCTAAACATAACCTTATGGAAGATGTAAATGAAAATGAAAATGAAGATATAAATATAAATAAAAGTAAATGTACTTTTGAAGAAGTTTACGAATATATGGCTATTAGGATTGGAAAAGAAAATGCTAAATTAGAAGCCGAAAAGTTTGTAAATTACTATACAAGCAACGGGTGGAAAGTAGGTAAAAACCCTATGAGAAGCTGGACACACGCAGTAAATAATTGGATAACAAACGCTAAACAATATGCAAAAGGAACTACAAAAGATAAGCCAAAGCTTAACAAACACGAACTCGACAACCTTAGAAACTACAACTATATTCACTCTACTTCCTATGGAGAAGGAGATTATGCAAAGCTTTTCGGGGGAGAGAGTTCGCAATCTGAACTCTACCATATTTAAACAAAACCTTGTTTACTTGATGCAGCTTGTAGGAATAAACAATCCTGGAGAAGTTAAGTTAGCAATTTTAGAGGATTGGATAAGAACCGAGTATGGTGGCTTTACAATAAACGAAGTTAAAGTAGCGTTTAAGCAAATGGTAGCTAATGACTTTATAGACCATTACCAAAATTTTAGTCCTGCATACTTTAGTCAGGTAATGGACAAATATAAAAAAAAAGCAAACGAAGTAAGAAAAATGATGCCACAAGAACGAGTAGAAGCAATCCCACACTTAACCGATTTAGAGATAATTGATTACAGTTATCAAGAATATAAGCTTTTAGAAAACCGAACTTTTGATAGATTGTTTAACCCACTGAGCGTATTTACAAAGCTTAATAGTTCAGGCATTAAGGTATGGACAAAAGAAGATGGCGCAGTTGCTAAAAAGAAACTAATGGAGATTATTACCTACAAGGCTAATAAAATGGACATAATAAGCGCAAAACAATACCGAGACGAATGGACTGAGCAATGGCTTAAGAACCAGGCTCGAGCAGTTGCAGTAGCTTTATTTTTTGAGGAACAAATAAAATTTGGCAAAGTTTCGTTTTCTTAATATAGTTTTGTAATATGACCGCAAACGAATTAACCAAAGAAGCAATCAAAACCCTAAACAAAAACGGGTGCTTTGTATGGCGCAACAATAACCTTGCGGTTAGGGGTCGCACCTTTATAGGTTTAAAGGGTGTTCCAGATGTTGTAGGCTTTCACACTCAAACAGGAGTAGCGGTTTATTGCGAAACAAAAGCCATAGGAGATAAACTTAGCAGCTATCAAATAGCATTCTTAAACTTAGCAAAGACGGCAAATTGTTTTTGTTACATAGCAACCGAAGAGAACGGAAAACTTACCCTAAAAGAATATGAACAAGAATAGTATCATATTAGAACTTTGGGAAAGCCGAGAACTTAAGGAAGCAATAGACAAAATGCAGCCTGAAGATTTACGAGAAGATTTAAGAAGCGAACTATTTAAGGTGCTATGTGAAATGGAAGAAGAGCGTTTAATTGATATGCGCACACGCAACGTATTAAAGTTCTATTTGGTTAGAACAATGATTAATATGATGCAAAGTAACACGAGCCAATTTTATAGGACATACCGAAAACCTTTAGAGGTTGAATTAATAGTACACGATAGAGACGAAGATTTGCTTAATAAGGTAGAAGATGAACTATCAAAAATGCACTGGTACAAAGCGGAACTTTTAAGAGTTTACGCTATTAAGCACAATTGCAATGCTAAAGAATTAAGCAGGGTTACAGGAATACCTTATATGTCAATTCATAGGGAACTAAAATTAACTAAACGAGAACTTAAAAAACAACTACGCAAATGATAATTATAGCAGCGATATGCTTTGCAATATTTTTTGTAGAGATACACCAATTCCATAGGAAGTGGAAATTAGATTTTAAGCCTTTTAGTTGCACGAGTTGTTTAGCAGCTTGGAGCGGTTTGGCTTTATATTTACTACCTGCAATATGTACCGATGTTATTGCGTTTGTATTTATACCAGGAGTAGCTGCTCCTTTACTTTCAAAACTAATGTGGAACTTATGGAAATAGAACATAGAAACTTTTTAGACGAACACGTTGGTAATTGGCACACAGTTCAAAATGGGTATGTGCGTAATATAGATTTAGACATCTTAAAAATGTATGAGCATATATACCGCAAGTATATGAGTCCAGATTTTATCTTAACAGTATGGTGCGGTAATTGTATATTTGATATGATTAAACGTCTTTACACTTGGTACGAAGAGCAACCTAAACCTAAAAATAAAAAAAAGAATGGCTAACTTTATCCACCCTACCGCTATTATTGGCGATAACGTAATTATTGGAGACGGCAACTATATTGGTGCTTATTGTATTATAGGCGACAAAGCCGAGCATAAAAAGTTTTGGCAAAAAGAAAAAGGCAAAGTATACATAGGCGACAACAATGTTATTACAGGACTTGTAACAATAGATGCAGGAACAGAGATTGATACCTTTATTGGTAATAGTTGCTTCATAATGAAACACGCACACATAGGACACGATTGCACAATTTTAGATAATGTTACTATAAGCTGCGGAGCAAAAATAGGTGGGCATTCAATTATTGATAAAGGTGCTAACATAGGACTTAACGCAGTTCTACACCAATTTGCAAACGTAGGAGAAAATTGTATGATTGGTGCAAGTGCTTTTGTAAAAGGAGATGCAAAACCAAATACAAAATACGCAGGAGTTCCTGCACGAGAAATCGGCTCAAACATAAGATAATGAATGCAATAGTATATTTAAACTATAAAGATAGGAACATCAATACATTGTTTGAGAATATCAAAAATGCGGGTAAGCATATTGATATAGTTACTATCATTAATGAAGAAGGTATAGCATTTGCAACTAATAAAGGCTTAAGAAATTTAAACTTTGATAATATAGATTATGTAACTATTATGGGTAACGATATATTAGAACCTGATAATTGGTTGCAAATAAGAAATGATTTTTTACAAGACAAAACTATTGGTATTTGTTCTATTCCTTTACATAGTACAGGTAATGACACGGCTGATTTAATTGGCAACTTCACTATCACAAAAGAAACTATAAAAAGAGTTGGTGCATTCAATCAAGAACTTGACCCATACGGAGCAATAGATTTAGATTATTGTACGAGATGCAGAGCAGCAGGTTTGCATACGAAATTTATTAAAGAATATACCGCTAATCATATTGAGCAAAATAGCATTGATGCTTATGGTTACAATAAAAATGAATTAGTACAAAAGACCTGGAGTTTACATAGCAACAATGTATCTGCTTATACAAATGGTAATAAAACATATTATATAAACTTATGAAAATACTTTGTATAACTTCAGCTAATAGCGGAGTTGGACTACACCGAATAATGATGCCAATAGTACACTTAGAAAAGGAGTACGCACTTATTACAGATGTATTGAATGACGAACTACTTGAGCAAGGTTGGGATATTGTGCTTATGAATAGAATGCTTAATGAGATTGATGCAAAGCAAATGGACACTTGGCGCACTAAATATGGCTTCAAGTTAGTAGTAGACAATGACGATTACTGGGAACTTAGCGAAAGCCATTTGTTGTATTGGAGATACAAGTACAATAACATAGGAAAACTAATTACAGATTATCTAAATATAGCAGACCTATGCACTTGCACACACGAAAGGTTAGCAGATGAGATAAGCCCATACAATAAGAACGTTCATATATTACCAAACGCTTTACCTTACGGGCAAGAGCAATTTATGGACAACAAGACCGAAGATTACAAGGTAAGATTGTTTTGGAGCGGTAGCGGAACGCACGAAAGAGATATTGAAATACTTAGGCAGCCTTTTAAAAGGTTGCAAGGTATGAACATAAGAACTGTTATTGCAGGTTACAATGACGGGGAGAAACCTATATGGGATAAAATGATAGATGCGTTTACTTGTGGACTAAAGCTAAACCCTACGATTTACAACTATGCAAAGGTTACGGAATATATGGGAGCTTACACTGATAGCGATATTTCAGTTATTCCATTGGTAGATAACAAGTTTAATGCTATGAAGTCAAATTTAAAAGTATTAGAAACGGCTGCTAAAAAGAACCCTGCCATTGTTAGCCACGTTAATCCTTACTTAGATATGCCCGTGCATTACGTTAAAAGCCAGAAGGATTGGTACAAACATATTAAAGAATTAGTAAGCGATGCGGATATGCGAAAGGAAAGCGGACAAAAGCTATTTGAGTATTGCCAAAAGAAGTATAACTTTGACGAGATAAATTTAGACCGAAAGTATATTTATAGTAAACTATGCCAGTAATAAAATGCTCAAACGGGAAATATAGAATAGGCTCAGGCGGTTGCGTTTACGATACCGAAGAGAAGGCTAACCAAGTTTGGAAGGCTATCCTTGCAGGTGGCAAGTTCGCAGATAGCTATACTGACTACCCTGAAAGTGCAACTAACAACGCAAAGAGGGCAATAGAATGGGCTGAGAAAAATGGTTGGGGTTCTTGTCTTGAAGCAACGGGAAAAGCAAGGGCAAGACAGTTGGCAAATCGTGAGCCGATTAGTAGAGATACGATTGCCCGTATGGCTTCCTTTAAAAGACATCAACAACATAAAGACGTTCCTTATAGCGAAGGTTGTGGCGGAATTGCCTGGGATGCGTGGGGCGGTACGAGTGGGGTTGAATGGGCAATTAATAAACTAAAAGAAATAGACGGAAAATAATTTGCATACTTAAATTTTTTAATTATTAATCAACGGAAAATTTAATGGGGAAAGTATGCAGAAACACACACAAATATATTTGCAGGGAATGGGGTATAAAAAAACGGACTTTATTCCTTGCGAAGTGTGTGGCTCACAAGCGGTAGACATACATCATATTGAGGCGAGGGGAATGGGTGGCAGCAAAGACAAAGACACGATTGAAAACCTAATGGGATTGTGTAGGAAGTGCCACATAGAATACGGAGACAAAAAACAATATAAAGAGTTCCTAAAAGACATACACGCAAAGAATTATGGCAAAAGGTAACGAGAATAAGTATGTGTATTTTTTTGACTTACTAACTCATAGTGAGGGAAGGACTTATGTAGGCTCAACAAGTAATATTAAAAAAAGATTTGGTGGGTATAAAAATTGTAATGATAATAGAT